AATTAAAAAAGTAGAACAAAAAGAAATTGTTTTAACTGAACCTGAAAAACAACTAGAAAAACAAGCTACAGAAAAAGAATGGCAAGAAGTAGATAAACAAACAGATAAATAGCTGTATGACAGTAACCAACTCATACACTAGACAACCAACTAAACTGGACTATGCTAGTCCTACACAGTTTAAGTTTTCTATAATCAAGTTACCTAAAGTAGAATATTTTTGTACTACAGCAAATGTGCCTGGTATTACACTAGGTTCATCAGCACAAGCTACACCTTTTAAAGATATACCTATACCTGGTGATAAACTAGATTACGATACATTAAACATACAGTTTTTAGTAGATGAAAATTTAGAAAACTATAGAGAGATACATGGTTGGATGACTGGTCTTGGATTTCCTAAAGATCATTCACAATTTAGATCATTACAGGCTGCAGGATCAGACAGATATCCTACAACAACAAGCGAAACTTATAATAAAGAATTAGGACAAGTTGTAAAACAAACTTCAGATGATGGTGGTTTATATTCAGACGCTACATTGTTTATCTTAACAAGTAAAAACAATTCAAATATAGAAGTACGTTTTAGAGATATATATCCTATATCATTATCAGGTTTAGATTACAATCAACAAGCAACAGATGTAAATTACTTAACAGCAAGTGTAACGTTTCAATATAAACTTTATGAGTTTGCTAATGTGAGTGGTAGTGACACATTAGAAACAACAACTTAATTATAACATATATATTATTATGACAGTACGTGTTAGACCTAGAGATTTAAAACTTCCAGATTACATGACAAGAGGTGGTCCTGGCGACCTATCAATGCCAGGTAATGTCAATACAGCAGAATGGTGGCGTCCTGAACACATGTCACTTCTTGGTCAAAAGAAGGCTGCTGAAAAAGGATCAATAGTAGAACAAGCAAAAAGTAAAGAAATATTTTATTGTAGCATACCTTTTACACAATTATATAACGAGATAGATGGTAGATTTCAAGCGTGTTGTTTTGCACAACCGCATAAGAATGCCACTATTAAAAACACTACATTAAAAGACTGGATGTTTAAAGGTCCTTATATGAATGTATTAAGAGAAGAAATGACTACACCTTTAAAGGAACAAAAAGAACCTTTAAAATTTGTTAAAAGATTTTGTAAAAGATGTGTTACAGATGAAGAAAAATATGGTAGGTCCAGAAGAACAAATTGCTTAAAAATACATACAAACAATCATACTTTTTGGGATGATATTGAACATATATCAGATAGATTTAGAAAGACAGGTGAATACAAACTTGATAGAAGGGTTTTAGAAATACAATTAAAGATATATGGATCAGAATGTAATTTAGATTGTTTTATGTGTCTTCATTCTAACTCAACCACAAGAATGAAAGTAGCAGAAGGTGGTGTATGGAATAATCAAATATGGCAAAAAGAAACTTCAGGTCTTGTTGCACAAGAAACAAATGAATCAAAATCAAAACTTAAGCTAGTAGGTGAAAAACTAAAAAAAGTATTAGAAGATAACACGCCTGGATCAATAGAACAAATACTAGAGTTAGCGCCCTTTACACGTAGTATAAAAATTATAGGTGGTGAGCCACTTATTATGAAAAAACAATATGAGATGTTACAGGCATTAATAGATAGTGGTGATTCAAAAGAGATTATAATAAAATTTCAAACAAACATGACTAAAATGGCAAGAGGTAAACATAATATATTTAAATACATACCTCATTTTAAACTTATAACTATGGTTGCTTCTGTAGATGGCATAGGTAAAACTATTGAGTATATGAGAAGAAGAACAGAATGGCCTGAACTAGTTGACAATATAGAACGAGTTAAAAAATATCCTAATGCTGTTGTAGATTTTAATGGTTTAGTTTCTTTTTTAAGTGTTATGAGATTTTATGAAGTTGTAGATTGGTGTATGAACAATCCTGTAATAGATCAAATCAATTGGGCAATGTTGGAAAACCCTAAACATTTTTCAGTACATAATTTACCTAAAAAAATAAAAGATGATCTAATAATAAAATATGCAAAGTTGCCTGACATAGTAGCTGCATTAGAAAAAAAACCTGATCCTGATGTAAATATACAAGATACATTTCAATACTTGTTACAACAAGATAGATACTATAAAGGAACAAAATGGGAATCACATTTGTTTGATGTATTTCCTGAACTAGAAGAATTTTACGACCCTAACTATAAGTCACCAGACGAGATAGATAGAAGGATGCAAACTGAATTAAAAAAAGGCATTGAAAAGGCTTATGAAATCCCAGACTTATTAACTTAATATATACTATAACAATATAATGGAGATATTATGACATTTGATGAACTACAGGCACTCGCCGATAAAGACCTAAAAATAAATGATACTGAGCTTGATTTAGAATCATTAAAAACACCACAACTACATAACAAGTATATGAAGTTTCATAATCAATATACTAATTTATTAAAGAAGGCTGAACAAGACCTAGCAAGATTGACAAGAGAAAAATGGGAATACTATACAGGTAAGGCAGACCCTAGTGTGTATCAAGTAAAACCTTTTAATTTAAAAATATTAAAACAAGATGTTGACAAATATCTTAAATCAGATGATGAGCTTATTAAGTTAGATCAAAAAGTAACTTATATACAAAGTGTTGTTGACTACCTAGATAGAACAGTTAAGATTATTTCTAATCGTGGTTTTCAAATAAAGAACGCTATAGACTGGCGTAAGTTTACTTCTGGCGTGATCTAAAATGAAGTATCTAATAGTTAGTGGAGATAGTAATACTACAGATGACTTTGATTCTATATCTCATCCTGACTGGGAATTTAATTATAAAAAGTGGCCTACATTATTAGGAGAAAAACTAGGCATGAAAGTTATCAATCTGGCTAGTGCAGGACAAGGCAATGAATTTATCTATACAACTATACGAGATGAAATAGTTAAAATAGAGGATAAAAATCAAATTGGTTTAGTTATTGCTGCTTGGACACAAGCACCAAGGAAAGATTTTAAAACCGAAAGGTTAAATTACTTTGGAAAACCATGGTCATCACTACGATATGATACACATGGTAACCTACCGTGGTGGGTTGAAAGGTCTTTAGGATATTATTTAGATTTTCAAATACTATGTGAGAGATATAATTTACCGTATGTTCAATTTCAAATGATAGAACTCTATGAACATTATTTAGATGGTTTGTTACCAAGTCAAACAGATATTCATTATGGAGCAAAACCTGGTGTTCGAAGTAAATATCCAGGAAATAAAAGAAAAGACAAAGAACTTATATTAAAATCTATAATGGAATATAAGAAGAAATTAGATACATCTAAATTTATGGGATGGCCTCCAGTCAAAAAATTAGGAGGATGGACATTTAAAGATCAACTTGATTTATGGTATGATAAAAACTCACCAAGGAGAGTATCTACTTTAGATGACCACCCGAATGAACTAGGACATATCGCTATTTGTAATAAACTAAATATGTTGTTACAGGAATATAATATATGCAAAACATCATAGTTGACAAGGTCAATGACGTGTACCTACGCATTGACGCAGACGCAAGTATCCGTAGAGAGTTATCAGATTATTTCTCATTTGAAGTACCTGGTTACAAGTTTACACCTCAATTTCGTAATAGAGTTTGGGACGGAAAGATACGATTATACTCGTATGCTACAGGTCAATTATATGTTGGATTGTATCCGTACTTAAAAGACTGGTGTAAGAAGAAAGATGTACATATAGTTGAATCTAGTGAAATCCTTACACATAGCCATGTCTCAGCCGCCGATATAGACGGCTTAATCAAGTCTTACGATCTGTCTATCACTCCGAGGGACTATCAAATTAATGCTTTTAAATTTGCGTTAGAATATGAGAGAGGTCTAGTTTTATCCCCTACTGCCTCTGGTAAATCACTTATTATATACATGCTTGTCAGGCACTATATGAATATGATAAACAACAATATTCTAATCATTGTACCAACAACATCACTAGTAGAACAATTATACAAAGATTTTAAAGACTATGGTTTTGATGTAGAAACAAATGTCAGTAGAAAATATCATGGTTATGATATAGATGAAGATAAACGTATAGTAGTATCAACATGGCAATCACTATACAAAATGCCTAAACAATTTTTTGAAGACTATGGTGCAGTTATAGGTGACGAGGCACACTTGTTTAAGGCTGTATCATTAACAAAGATAATGACAAAACTAACAGATTGTAAATATAGAATAGGTCTTACAGGTACGTTAGATGATAGTAAAACACACAAGTTAGTATTGACAGGTCTATTTGGTATGGTCAACAAGGTTGTATCTACTTCAGAATTGATTGAAAGAAAACAACTTGCAAATCTAAAAATAAAATGTCTGAACTTAAAGTATCCTGAAACAGAAGCTAAAAAAGTATATGGTGTAAAATACTTTGAAGAACTAGAATACTTAACTCAAAATAATGCTCGTAATAAATACATACGAAATCTAACCTTAGCACTTAATGGTAATACATTGTGTCTATTTCAACTTGTTGAAAAACACGGAGAGATTTTATATAAATTAATTAAAGAAAAAGTAGACCCAAAGCGAAAAGTGTTTTTCGTTTATGGGGGAACTGAAACAAATGATAGAGAAAAAATCAGAGCCATTACAGAAAAGTCGGATAACGCAATTATTATCGCTTCTTTCGGCACCTTTAGCACTGGTATCAATATTCGTAATTTACACAATATTGTTTTTAGTAGCCCTAGTAAATCACCTATAAGAATATTACAATCTATAGGACGTGGGCTCCGTGTCGGCGATAAGAAACAGTCTGCTACAGTCTATGATATTTCAGACGACCTTACATACAAAGATAAAAAGAACTTCACATTAACACACTTTCAGGAAAGAGTTAACATCTATAATAGAGAAGGCTTTGACTATGAAATACACAGCGTGGATTTAAAATGATTTCAGACGAAGACTTTAAGTTTTTATTACAAGAAAGCAATGGCTGTAAAAAGGCATTAGAGGTAGGTACAGGTACGGGCAAAAGTTCCGCAGCTTTAAAACTAAATTGTGAGGTGTACTCCATTGACAGAAACGATATATTTGAATATAATATAGATATAAACAGATTTATATGTGAAAGCAAAGATTATTGGAACGATTATCTACATTATGACTTTGATTTTGTTTTCATTGATGGCTCTATTGGCACAGGTGATTGTGAAGAAATACTTAAACGTACAAAAGACTCTTTTAAAATTGTATTCCATGATTACATACCAGGCGAGAAAGATAAAAATACAAACAAAGGTTATTATAATATGAAGGCTTTTAAACAATGTGCTATAGAACAATACGATATAATTCAACATACTGGAGGCTCTCATTGTGCCATACTAACGCTTAAGAAAGATAAATAGTTATATGATTAATCGTACTGAAGATAAACAGGTTAAGATAATCAGACTGGTTTCTGGAGAGGAAATCTGTTGTAAGTTTCCTTTACATAAAAATCAACTACCTGAAAACTCTAAACTATTAAGGTTACAAGAACCTATGCTAATCAAATACGTACCTCGTATTACTGAGCATGGTATATCCGATTATATTGCACTAGTAAAATGGGTTGGTTTTACAGATGAGAAAATAGTTACTATTCCTGTTGATAAGATTATTACAATATGCAATGCCACACCAGCATTTACTAAAAGATATAGTGATCTTTCACACTCACTAAAACACGCAAAACAGGCCTTACCAGGATTTATTGAAAGAGAAATGTCGGAAGAGGAGTTAGATAACGCCGCTTCCAATTATGAGAATGATATAACAAAAGATGATATAAAAGAAGTCGCTGACTTACTTAAAATGCCTTCAAAGAAGTTGCACTAGAGGGTAGCTATTCTCCTCGGTAACAACCCACATGGGTATTATATAACGAGAATTGCATTGAGTCAAGCGCCTATGAGGATTAATTATGCCAGGTAAATGGGACGGAAAAAGTAGAATTTCTACAGACAAATATAGACAGAATTTTGACAGGATTTTTAAAACAAATCCTATCAATTCCAAAGTAATAAAATCAAAGAAAGAAAAAGGTAGTTTTAAACGCTTGAAGCTTGACAAATTCAACAACCTATAGTATTATATAATTATGACTAAAACTAGAAAAAGATCAGCACATTATGTAGATAACAAAAAGTTTCTACAGGCGATGATAGAGTATAAGGATAAGTGTGATAAGGCAGAAAAAAGAAAAAGAAAAGCACCACCTGTCACTAATTACATAGGTGAATGTTTTTTAAAGATTGCGAATCACTTATCTTACAGACCTAATTTTATTAACTATACATTTAGAGATGATATGATTTCTGATGGTATAGAAAACTGTTTACAATATCTTAAAAACTTTAATCCTGCAAAGTCTAATAATCCTTTTGCTTACTTTACGCAAATAATATATTATGCTTTTATTAGAAGAATACAGAAAGAGAAAAAACAAACTAATATTAAATATAAAATGATAGAACAAGGAGGTATAGATGAATTTTCTGTACTACCTGGTGATACAAATAACGATTACAAAAATCAGTTTTTAGAATTTTTAAGAAAGAATAAACCATCAACTGAAGAACCACAAAAGAACGAAATTAAAATAAAGAAAAGAAAAAAAAGAACCTATACAAGTGTTTTAGACGTATAATGAAGATCGCACTATTGAATGATACACACTTCGGTGTTCGTAATGACAGCGAAGCGTTTAGAAAATATCAGCTTAGATTTTATAATGAAATCTTTTTTCCATACCTAAAAGAAAACAATATTAATACATTGGTACATTTAGGTGATGTTGTAGATAGAAGAAAGTTTATTAACTTTCAAACTGCTTCTATTTTTAGAGAACAGTTTTGGAATAGATTATATAAAGAAAAGATAGATACACATATTATACTAGGTAACCACGATACCTATTTTAAAAATACAAACAATGTAAACGCTATAGAAAATCTATACTCATCATTTGATAAAGTACACGAACCATTTATCTATACTAAATCAACTGTTGTAGAGTTTGATGGTACACCTATATTATTTGTACCTTGGATTTGTGATGACAACTACGATCACTCTATGGAAACGTTAAGAACAGCAAAAGCAGAAATTGTAATGGGTCATTTAGAAATCAAAGGTATTGAAATGCAAAATGGCGTAATCAATGAACACGGTTTAGCAAAATCAGATTTTAGTAGATATGATAGAGTAATATCAGGACACTTTCATAAACATACAGATGATGGTCAGATACACTACAATGGTGCTCAATATGAGATGACATGGTCAGATTACCAAGACCCAAAAGGTTTTCATATCTTTGATACAGAAACAAGAGAAATAGAAAGAGTTATTAACCCTCTAACTATACACAAAAAGATAATATATGATGATAAAAAACATGACTATAAAAATTTTGATATACAACCATACAACGAACACTTTATTAAATTAATCGTTTTACAGAAAACAGATAACGAGCTATTTGACAAATTTGTAGAAAGGTTGTATAATGAGATAAGTGTACATGATTTAAATATTGTAGAGGATTATTCTGATATTAAAGCTAGCGTAAGAGAAGACATATTAGAAATGGGCGAAGATACAGTTACATTCCTAAATAATTACGTAGATCAATTAGAAACAGATATAAACAAAACAAAGTTAAAGGAATACTTAAAGTCAATTTACATAGAAGCTAACGACAACAACGTATGATATATTTTAAAAAATTAAGATGGCGTAACTTTCTATCTACAGGTAATCAATTTATAGAAGTAGATTTAAGAAAGGCACCATCAACATTAATTATTGGTATGAATGGTGCAGGTAAGTCTACCATGTTAGACGCTTTATGTTTTGCCTTATTCAATCGTGCCTTTAGAGATATAAAAAAGGAACAACTTGTAAACACTATCAATCAAAATGAATGTGAGATAGAAGTAGAATTTGAAACAAGTAGTAAACAATACAAAATAATAAGAGGTATTAAACCTAACAAGTTTGAAGTTTATTGTAATGACGTGTTGTTAAACCAAGACGCTTCTAATATAGATTATCAAAATGCGTTAGAACAAAATATTTTAAAATGTAACTATCGTGCTTTCTGCCAGGTGGTCATCCTTGGATCAACATCATACGAACCATTTATGCACTTACGAGCAAGATATAGACGAGAGGTTGTAGAAGAAATATTAGACATAAGAGTATTCTCACATATGGATTTATTGTTAAGACAGAAACAAGGTGAGTTAAGTAAGGCTGTTATTGATGTAAAACATAGATATGATTTGATGACAGAAAAATACGAATTACAAAAGGCTCATTTTGAACAAATACAAAATAGAGATAATACAGATATAGAAGACCGTAGAAAACAACTAAAAGAAAACGAGCAAAGTAATTATGAATATAATCAAAAGTTACAAACACTAAACGAAAAAATTATATCCACAAAAGCAGAGATATGGGGTAGTGAAAAAGTACTTAAAAAAGAAAAAGAATTAGATAAGTTAGAAACAAAGATAGAACATAATTTAGAAACACATAAAAAAGATGTTAGTTTTTTTGAAACAAATGACAATTGTCCTACGTGTACACAACCTATCAATGAAAGATTTAAACAAACAAAAATTTACGAAGGTAGAAAAAAGATTAGCGAACTAGAAGACGGATTGCAGAAACTAACGGCCGAGATGGGGAAAACACAAGAACAAATTAAACAATACAAAGCAGTAGAAAAAAGATTAAATGATTTAGATATATCTGTTGCAAAAGTAAATACATCCATTTCAGAAATCAATAGACACTCAAATAGATTAGATACTGAAATTGCTAAACTAGAAAATGATACAGATAATACAAATAACGTAGCAAAAGAATTAGAACAAATAAAAGAAGACTTAGAATTAGTAAACGTAGAGAAGAACAAGGCTGTAGAAGAAAAGAAATATATTGATATTGCTAGAGAGATACTTAACGATACAGGTGTTAAGGCAAACATTATTAAGAAGTATCTGTCAATAATGAATAATTTAATTAATAAGTACTTACAATCTATGGACTTCTTTGTTAACTTTGAACTAGATGAAGAATTTAACGAAACAATAAAAAGTAGATATAGAGATACGTTTAATTATAATAGTTTTAGTGAAGGTGAGAAATTAAGAATAGACCTTGCATTATTATTTACATGGCGTACAATTGCAAAAATGAAAAATAGTACAAATACAAACTTACTAATACTAGATGAAATATTTGATAGTAGTTTAGATGGTCAAGGTACCGAAGACTTCTTTAAAATACTTAAAACATTAACAAATGAAAATACATTTATTATATCTCACAAAGGCGATATACTATTTGATAAATTTACAAATATAATTAAGTTTGAAAAATACAAAAACTTTACAAGGATAGCAGCATGATATACACATTGTTACCACCAACAGCACCAGAGGTACTATCATCAATAGCACCGTTTGATATAGACACATTTAAAAAACAAGAAAAGATAAGTGTTACAGAATTTTGTAACAACATGTTTGAAACAATGAAAAACTATGGTGGTATAGGTCTATCAGCAAATCAAGTAGGCAAACCATATCGTATGTTTGTAATGGGTGACAATTTAAATATAAACAAAGGTCAGAAATGGGTATGTATCAATCCTGAAATTACAGACATGAGTAAAGAAACGATTAGATACAAAGAAGGTTGTTTAACTTTTCCTTTTTTATTTTTAGATATAGAAAGACCACAAAAAATAAAAGTTAAATACTTAAATGAACAACTAGAAACAGTAGAAGAACAATTTGATGGCATTGTAAGTAGATGTTATCAACACGAATTAGACCATATGCAAGGAACAGTATTTACAGAATTAGTTAGTAAATTAAAATTAAATATGGCTCTAAAAAAGAGAGATAAAGAAATAAAAAGGGTTACAAAATTATGGCAACAAAAGTCTTAAAAGAATTAGATTTACCTGAATACGTACAACCATTAGATACAACTATAAAATTTTTAAATAACTTATCGTATTCAGCAGTAAAAACAAAATACAATGCAAAGGGTGATTGGGATGCTGTATCAATCAGAGGATATAGTGATGACATAAGTAACATTTTAAAACCTGGCGTACTAAAGTCAGATGTAGAACCAGCAGAATTAAGATGGACAAGTCTATACGAAGAACCTGATCTATTACCTTTAAAAGAAATACTATCTCATATACCAGCAGAGTTTGAACGTGTAAGAGTTATGCGATTAAAAGCAGGTACAACTATAAAGAAACATACAGACAAAGTAGATAAAGAAATAAAACAAGGCAAGATTGTAAGATTACATGTACCATTAAAAACAAATCAACATGTACATTTTTATCTATGGGAAGGTAAGAAAGAAAATCATTTTACTTTACAAGTAGGAAAATATTATTATGTAGATGTAACAGCTGCTCATGCTGTACATAATAAAGCAGATTTTGACAGATTACATTTAGTTATAGATTGTTACATGAATCCTAGATTAGAAAATTTATTAAAACAAGCAGAGGAGTTTGATGATATTAGCAGTCCCATCGGATTTTGATAAAGTAAAGTCTATATTCTATAGCCATAAGAAATGGTTTCCACATGTACGTACAGACTATATGAAACGTATGATAGATAAAAAACAACTTATTTTAGAAGATGGTATATTGATTACGTTTCATCACGCAAAAAGAAGACAAAAGATAGGCGATGTACAACTACAAAAAGGCGATACTGTATTACACCAGATTGCAAGTGATTCGCCAGGTTCTGGTACTGCTCAATCAATTCTTAATAATTTCTTTGAGTATTGCCCAAAAGACGTATTTTTATCAGTAAGAGCTGACAACTTGACAGCAAACAAGTTTTATGTTAAAATGAATATGAATTTAATCGGGACAACAAGTTGGTCAAAAGGCACAATCCCTGGTAATGTATATGTCAAACGCAAAAGAAGTAGTTAGAGATTGGAAAGATAATAAAGGATTCCCATACTATCCTGAAGATAGAAAATGGCGTAATGATGAATTTCAAAAATTATTATCATTTAATAGAGATACCATATTAGATACACAGAATAAAATTATAGGTCAATCAACACATGGGTTAACACTTGCATGGTCGTATATGCACCACGCATGGGGTATTAAATGTGGTAAAATGAAAACACCTATGGACATATGGGAAGATGAAGATCATTTAGAAAAAGGTATTAGTAAAATACTTACAGGAACTTTCTTCACTAAAAGAGAAGCACACAAAATTACAGAGTCAGATATGAGAGCTATGTTGCGAAGATATAGTGGTACTCAAATGGTATCTAATTTTAGACCTACAGCAGCCGCAACTTTATATGATATATTTGTAGAAAAAGATAGTCCATTAGAAGGAACAGAAGCAGGTACAGTATGGGATCCTAGTATGGGTTACGGTGGTCGTTTAATGGGTGCAATTGCAGCTGGCGTTAATTACATAGGCACAGACCCTTGTGTTCCTACATATGCAGGTTTAGAAAAGATTAGAGATGAGTATGGTCACTCTCATAAAAAATATGTGCTATTAAAACAAGGTAGTGAAACTTATATACCTACTCAAAATAGTTTAGACTTTGTATTTACAAGTCCACCTTATTTAGGACACGAACAATATGGTGATGAACCAGAACAATCATTTAATAAATTCAAACAACAAGATGAATGGCGTAATGGTTTCCTATTACAAACTATTAAAAATGCACACACAGGCCTAAAACCTGGCAAAAGAGCTGCGTTTAATGTTGCAAATGTTAAATCATATAAAACATTTGAGGAAGATACATACGATTGTATGGTTGAGGCAGGATTTAAAGATATAGAAATATGGTGGTTGTCATTATCAACACAACAAGGTACACAAGCACAATCTACACTAGAAGGCGATTCTGTAGAGGCAAAACAAAAGAACAACTATATAGGACGATTCGCAAGACCTGACATTCCAGGACGTAAATACGAGCCAATATTCATAGGAATTAAATAAAAAAACATATGTTCTTGTTTTGTTCTCAAAATTATTCCTAAAAACCTAGTAAATACGTTACCTTTAGTGCTTGACTTTTAGAGTGTTTTAATATAGCATAAGTGTATATTATGAATAAAAACACTATGACAAATAAATCACAACTTGCAAAACTACTTGCTACAGAAAATATTGAAGTACAAGAAAACAAAGTACAAACTGCTTCGTTTGATGTAGTCAATAGAATATTAACAATCCCTATCTTTAAAGAAGAACAAAAATCTAAACATGTTTATGACATGTTGGTTGGCCATGAGGTATCTCATGCTTTACATACTCCTGCTGAGTCATGGAAAGATATGGCAAATAGAACTAAAGAATTTAAATCATTTGTAAACGTTATTGAAGACGCTAGAATTGATAAACTTATACAGAAAAAATATCCTGGTCTTACTGATGACTACATCAAAGGTTTTGATAAAATGTATAAAGATAATTTCTTTGGCACTAAAGGTAAAAATATACAAACTGATTATACACTAATCGACAAGATCAATTTATACTACAAATCATCTAAAAAACTTAACTTTAAATTTTCTAATAAAGAAAAAATGTTAGTTAACGCTGTTGATAAATGTAAAACGTTTGATGATGTTTTAAAACTATCTGAGGAAATACTTGGGTATTGTAAAGATGAATTGAAAAAACAACCGCAATTACAAAAAATTTATACACCATCTAATGAAAAAAATGAAGATACTGATTCTAATACAGAATCAAATGATAGTAAATCTATAGATGAAAAATTAGAAGAATGGTTAGAAAAAAAATCAGAGTCAGATAAATCAGATGATGAGGCAAACAAAAAAGACTCTAAACAAATTGGTGGTAGTGGTGCAGGTACAACTGATAATACACCAAGTGAGTTAACACCTCTTACTGCTGAGATGTATGAAACATCGGTTAAAGGCATTACTGATGATACTGCTCATAATAGATGTTATGCTGAACTACCAAAAGTTAATCTTAAAAAATTAATTATTCCTTATAAAAAATTTATTAAAGATATTGCGATTTATGATAAATCATATAACAATACAGAACATGATAAACAACAAATCAACAAGGCAAAGATTAGAACTCAAAAATTTATGAAAGAGTCTTCTAATGTTGTTAACTTTTTAGTTAAAGAATTTGAGATGAAAAAAAATGCTAAGTTATATGCTCGTGCTTCACAAGATAAAACAGGTATTGTTGATCCACTTAAATTACACACTTATAAATTTGCTGAAGATATATTTAAAAAGATGACTACTGTACCTAATCAAAAAAATCACGGTATGGTTTTACTACTTGATTGGTCTGGTTCTATGCAAAAACATATATTACCTACAGTTGAACAATTATTGAACTTAACTTTATTTTGTAAAAAAATTAATATACCTTTTTCAGTTTATGCGTTTATGAACAACTGTAGAGATTCAAAAAATGATTATTCAGAGTCTGGCTTTACTGTTAACAATAAAACAGTATTACCTGACGCTTCAACTAAATTGGTTCAATTGTTTTCACATAAACAATCCAAAGTTGATTATATGAGATGTGCTACTATATTACATAGGGCTGCAATGTACTTTGGTGATTATTATACTTCCAGACGTTACGATCCATCGGCTGAAGATCAAACTGTTCCTGCAATTTCAGGTGACTATTATTTATCCTCAACACCACTTAATGAGTCGTTAATCGGTATGGATCACATTATCAAAAAATTCAAAAAAGACTACAATGTTGAAAAGTTATCACTTGTTACATTAACAGATGGTGCCTCTAACAGCATGAATAGACATGGTAATGGCGAGTTATATATTAAACTGAATGGTAAATATCAAATGGCTGGTAGTTACTATATGGAACGTAGAGATTTCACTAGTGTTATGTTAAAATACTTAAAAAAGAAATATGATTTACAAACTATTGGTTTCTATCTAGTTTCAAAATATAGAGAATTACAATATCAGTTAAGAGTACCTTACAATAAAGAGATGTTGGCTAGAAAAATGTTTACCAAAGATAAATTTATCGCTGATTACAATACTGCTTATGATGTTTACTTTTATGTTAACTCTGGCACTAGAGTTGCTAATCAAGTATTCGAATCAGATTCAACTGATAAGAGAACTTTAAAAAAGATGTTTATGTCGGGAATGAAGAATCGTATCAATTCCAGAGTATTACTACAAAACTTTATCAAAAGGATCGCATAAATGCAGGGTTTTTTTCGCTTGACTTTTACCCCAAAAAATGATAGCATATATGTATAACTTAAATATGAAAGGACTTATATTATGATTGAGTTAAATAAAACACAAAAAACTGTATTGAAAGTACTAAAAGATACTTACAAAAAAGATACAGTAACCAGAGCAGAGATTAATGCTCTTGTTAAAAAGAAGGCTATCAAAAATCCTTCTTGGTTAAAATCAGACAAATACAAAGTTGGCAGAGGAATTTATACTCTTAATGTTGACTCTATGGATGATACAACCACAGTTGATACAACTGATACTAAAATATCAAATGATACAAAGGCTGCTTATATCGTGTCTTCATTGACCGACAATGTAGTTCCTCAAAAGGATAATGACTTTGTTAAGTTTGGTAACTATACTGATATAAGCAGTATTGTAAAATCTAAAAAATTCTATCCTGTTTTTATCACAGGTCTTTCTGGTAACGGTAAGACACTTGCTGTGACTCAGGCATGTGCCGAGGCAAAACGTGAGATGATTAGATGTAACATTACAATTGAAACTGATGAGGACGATTTACTTGGTGGTTACAGACTAAAAGATGGTCAGACCGTATGGCAAAATGGTCCTGTTATTGAGGCAATGGAAAGAGGTGCTGTTCTTTTACTTGATGAGATTGACCTTGCAAGTAATAAGATTATGTGTTTACAACCTATCCTTGAGGGTTCAGGTGTCTATGTTAAAAAGATAAACAAGTTTGTTAAACCTAAACTTGGCTTTAATGTGATTGCAACTGCTAACACTAAAGGTCAAGGTAGTGATGACGGTAAGTTTATCGGTACTAATGTTCTTAACGAGGCATTCCTTGAGAGATTTCCTGTTACATTTGAACAAGAATATCCAAGTGCTAAGATTGAAGAAAAAATTGTTAGTACAAAACTAAAAACTGCTGGCAAGTCTGATGATAAGTTTGCTCACAATCTAGTAACGTGGGCTGATGTAATTAGAAAGACCTACAAAGATGGTGGTGTTGATGAGATTATAAGTACCAGAAGACTTGTACATATCGCTGAGGCATACGGTATCTTTAAAAATAAAATGAAGGCAATATCTGTATGTACTAATAGATTTGATGATGATACTAAAACATCATTTGTTGATCTATATAGTAAAGTAGATAGTGGTGCTTCTGTAGATGAAATCCTTGATGCTAAGAAACAGGCTGATGAGGCAGAAATTCTACAAGAGAATTCCAATGATAGTGAGGATGACAAAGATGAGGATTTCCAAGTCTAGTCAAAAATCTATCCATAGTGTAAGTCCGCTTGTGGGGGTTGTGCCCCACAAGTTAACTTTAAATAAGGAAAGTAATGACAAATTTTAAAGATAACAGTGGTTTAGAAAAATACAAACCAAAAATGTCACAAGAAGAACGTGATGAAAAAATGAAAAAGTTTTTAGAAAAAGGTGGAAAGGTTGAAAAATTAAAACCAGGATACCCTATTAGTGTAGGTAGTTTAGATAAAAGTAAAAAACCAAGATACACAAAAGAAGATGTTTCTAAAGGACTTGCTGTTGGCAAAACAGCTAGACCTGATTATAATACATATAAAAAAGGATCATACCACGACTTTGATGTTGGTGGTGATAACCCACCTAGGTGGGAAAAACAACCTAAAAATGAGATGGGAGGTAAATAATAGATGTCAATTACAGTTGAAGTAAGAGGTGGCAATTTAGAGAAGGCTATGCGTGTTCTTAAAAAGAAAGTACAAAAGGCAGGGATTGTTAAAGATTTAAGATCAAAACAATATTTTTCTAAACCATCAGAAATAAAACGTGAAAAAGCAAAAGAACGTTCTAAAATAATCAGAAAAGCTCAGAAAGCAAATGATGAGATGTTAGGTTACAAGTACATAAAAGGAGTTAAGGTTAAGAAAATTTAAGAATTTCTATGCCGTCTGTGTTGTATATATATTATTACTACGAGGCAGTTCATAAGACCTAGTAGGGGTGTAGAAAAGGTAGAGAAATCTACCGAAAAAACGGTGATCTTTGCCAGTTTAACTCCGTGACAAAAGGAAACTGGCGCTTATAGATATTCACTAGGGAACTGGTAGGGATCCTCAGCCTAGTGAATTTCTATAAGTAGGGTTGACAAATAAAATATCGTACTTATATAAATAAATGTAGAACGCCTTAATGGGTTCTATTTAAAATTAACTTTGCTTAACAATAGGAGGTTACATGACCAATAAAGCACTATCAATTTTCAATCAATTAAGACCACTAACCGTAGGATTTGATGACACTTTCAGACATTTTGAATCAATGTTTGATCATCAATTAGACCATATTTCAACTACGGCTTTTCCACATTACAATATAGTTAAGATGGATAAGAATAAGTACGATATTCAAATCGCACTTGCTGGTTACAATAAAAAAGATATAGACATAAACCTTGAGGAAGGTGTACTATCTGTTGAATCTAAAAAAGTAGATGATAACAAAACAGAAAAAGTAGACTCTGAAGGTGAAATCTTACATAAAGGTATCGCTAAAAGATACTTTAAGAAGTCTTTTACAATCGCTGATGACGTTAAGGTTATAGGCGCTGAACTAAAAGATGGCTTGTTAAGGGTGTCTTTAGAGAGAATAGTTCCAGAACATAAAAAACCTAGAACTATCTCAATCAAATAATAAGACCAATATCTGGTATGTTTCAAACGCATACCAGATATAAATACTTTATATCGTTCAACTCTTATGAGTCGGAAGTAAGCAAATGCTGAAGGAACGCACCTAACTATAAAAGGAGGGTGTATGAATTT